TATCCTGACCACTCTCAAATCGATAGTAGTGGAACAAGTATATACCTTTAGCGATACCAATCCTTAGCCTATGTCTCATTATCTGTTTACAGAAATGATAGTCAAAGAAATGGCCATTAATCTGAATTCCTCCTTCAGGAAATCCTCCGACTAGCAACCATGTCTTCTTGCTAAACAGCATAAACAACCCACCAATAACTTGGTTAAAGAACATCACATTACTTCCATGCTCGTTATACAAGTCAACGGCAATCTTTCTGTGATTCATTATATCAGAGTCATCTGACTTTTGTCCTCCTACAAGCTGATAATGCAATCCTAGCCGATTGGTCATGCATCCAACTAAGTCAAAGTCACCTCGCTGTGCTATCTCTTCGCATTGCTGATATATCTTCTCGTGATACATCGGTAGTGTATCAATGTCTCGTAGACAAATCCAATCATCGTCAGGTAATCCACGAATCAAATCGTTAATTGCCTTTCCAATGTTCTTGTCTGATCTACCAGGTGTTATGTGGTGAACCTGAACGCTCTTCTTAACTTCAACCTTTCCCTTGTGCTTATTTATAGTAACAAAGGTTGCCATAACATTGTGTGGCTTGATATTCTCAGGACTTACATTTCTCCAATGAATCACATAAGGAAATGCCAACTCATCTCTACTCGTATAGTTCTGCACAATCTTCCATACACCATCCATCAAGATATTCTGCAACGCATCTCGATTTGACCGCACAAAAAAGTTAGTCTCTAGCAATCCTGCCTTATCCTTATACCTACTTTCCAAGTAATACCTAAACTGCCTCTTTACCTGATCCTCGTTTACCTTTCCCTCATTAACCAACTCCTTCGCTCTAGTGTACACATCTACATGGGCACGAGTCTTAAACCATATCGGAAAACTAGGTGGCTCATGCACAAAAGAAATATTCGCATCGGCATAACAGACCAAATCGTATTCACTTAGATACAAGTGTGATAGAAGTTTGTACTTTCTAGCCTCCTTCTGTCTATCTGTAATGCCATCCACCACTCTTATCTGCCATCCATCAACCTTTAGCTCTGAATTATCGGTAAATAACACAAAGTCCCACCCCTCAAACTTAGGGGCAGGACTGACATCATCATAGTCTCCGAACAAGACTGAATAAATTACTTTCATCTTAAATATCTCCAAGTTCTCTCCTCGTAAAAGTTATGGTTTACATCTGAGCTTCCAAATCCGAATATACATTCATCTTTATTGGCCATAATACCTGGGAACTGCTCAGTCAAGTACTTGTCTAGGGTCAACTTCATATTTTTTAGTCGTGCCTTAACTTTATCGGTAGCAAACCAATAGAATGATCCCGAATAGTGAAACGGATACGGAACATAAGGAGGACACGGCAATAGCTTAGCACAAACACCTGCAAATAGCTTATCTCTCAATACAGGAGGTGTAGTCAGATTCTTTCGATACAGATGTGTAATCCAAATGTTTAATCCAGACCATTGAGGTCGAGTAACTCCCTTGCAATGTGCGTAGAATGTCATGCCACCATCAATCTCTACCAATGAGTCTAAGAAGTGAGTACATTCACCATACTTCGAATCGTTCTGCACCACTCGATAGTCACAGTCTTTTGGCAGCATATCCACAATAGGTGCCAAATTATAGTCACCCTTGACCGCTATCTTAACTATCCTCTGACCATCAAACACATTCCAATACTCTTGCAAGAACTTTAAGTTCAATACATGGAAATGGTTTAATGAACCATCGTAGTAAATAAAGTAGATTAAATTTTTTCTAGCATCAGAGTCCATGTCGTAGGAGTTGATGGTTTCTCTAATACCTTATAGCCTAGAACCTTCCAGAATGCAATCCATTCCTCCTCCTGCTTGATGTTAATATGCCCCCACTCTGCATCGTTAGCAGTAGTATCTGGAGTAGAGCTAAACAATATCAGCTTAGGCTCTATAACATCAATCGCATTCTTAATCTCTTGGTCAGTCATGTGTTCAGCAACCTCGATGAACAACATCATCTCTGCTGCCTTCGGTCTAGCAATCACCTTCAACTCACCATACTGCTCCTTGCAGTAATCTCTGTGGCTCTTGAACACATCTAGTGCCATGATGTTAAATCCCTCCTGTCGCATTACCTCACTATACACTCCTGTGCCACATCCGTAGTCAATTACACTACTTGGATCAAACTTCTTGCAGTAGTTAGCTACACTTTTAGCCAAGGCTACAAATAGCTCATTGTTCATCGTTAGGTTCAGAGATTCAATCTCTGCCTTCAAGAATTCTTCTTCTGATATCATCGTGTTTATATTTAGTTATGGCATTACAGAAAGCAGCTTTATAGTCTGCTCTATAATATCCTTTGTACTCATTCCTTCCTTGAATTGAAATGTATAATCCTCGGCCTTACACCAGCAGGTATACTCCTCACCCAACCTCTGAGCCTTGACGGTTATTATCCCATCAACGGCCACAAAGTTCTTAGTCAAAATCTTGGTCTGTATCATCGTCTTCGATGTCTTCGTAGTCCTCGTCTTCTCTAGGTACATTCCGACCACTCGGCACAGTCTCAACCTCCAAGTCACCACTTCTCATGTCAGCCAACGGCATATAGTTCGTAGGAACCAACACCTGAGTCTCATCGACAATTGTTCCATATCCTAGTGCCTCACGAATCTCATCCTGGCTGAATACCATCGCCTGACGCATCCAATGCACCAACTCCTTCTTATCGCCTTCCAATTCAGGATAAACATCGGTATCAGACATTACTACCAAGGTATTATCTCCATACCATTGTCTAGCCATCTTAGTCCACACATCATCCATCTTTCTCAGCAATGGCAATACGCAGTTGGTAATCACTCGTGTATCTCCTGTCTCACTATTCGCCAATGTTCCCTGAGGAGTCAACAACTGAGACGGGTATCCGTAGATGTTAGCTATCTGTCGCTCTAAGTCTGCGTTAAAGTCCAAGATACCCATGTCCACAGGACTCAAGCCTATCTGCACCCACTTGAGGTCACTCGGAGTCACAACAATGTCTCCTGCGTTGTGGGCACCCATGTGGTTCTGTCTAAACGAATCGTTAATCGCAACCGCCTGCTCAGCAGTCAACTCAGCCTGATCGCTGTGTCGTGCATTACCACTCACAATACCACTCGGTCCCATATTAGCAAACAACGACCCTTGAGCAACATCAGCATATCTCTTCTGAGAGATAATATTCACACTTGACCTCAACGGACTTAATCCCCAAAACGTACTCTCATACCCTTGCCACTCAGACACAGGGTTGAAATACTTGAAGTGAGCTATCTGCTCATTCGGGATAACATTATCAAAGTTATATGTAATCGCATATCCTGCCAATGGCTGAGTTCTTTCCCCTGACATCACAGGCTTCACAGTCGGACTCGGTACACTCCACAACTCAATCGGCTGCTTGGCTCTCACTCCTGCACCAGGTACACTAGCGTAAACAATCGCATTCCCAGTAATCAACAGATATCCTGCAACTTCTTCTCTCAATTGTCTTCCCGTGCTAGTCGGGTTGGGCATATCCATCAACTGCAAGAACGGATGAGATTCAATCGACTCAAACGCTTTCACCCTCAACTTCGCCAACTCCGTAGCATTCTCCTTACTCTTCAAATACTTTCTCTTAGCGTAATACTTCTCTGCAAACCGCTTGTCCTTAATCTTATACAACATCGGGGTAGCATCGGCACTCTTCTCTACTATCTTAGAAACTACTGACTGAACAACAGGGATAGCCTTATACGCTTTATCAATGTAAATACCATCCTTTGCATCATAAGGCATCCATACTCCCTTAATATACTGCCATTGCAAAGCCACAGGCAAACCTGCATCCTTAGTTCTAAACGCTTTCAGTAGATTCATCTATATCTCACTTTTTTGTAAAAGTACTAATTTTACCTAAATAATTTTCCTTTTATCAACACGAACCCTTGACTTCGGTTCTTGACCATCAACTCAGTCAATCCCCATACCAACGCATCCACTCTATCGGGTGACTTCCCCTTGTCAGGGTCGAAGGTAACCATCTGACTCTCTAACAACGGGAACGACCCCACATGGTACACCTGCCCCTTCTCATACAACGAATACACAGGCTCCGCTCTCACATACTTACCCTTAGTAGCAGAAACTAGCTTAATCCTCGTGGTTGTCCCCTGAGCCTTCAACACAGCCTCAACCATATCTCCACCCTGATTCTTCTCTGCCACAATACAATCCGCATTCCACCTGAACGCAGCATCGTTAGCAATCTTTGCCCAATGATTCGGAGAATACTTCCCTGACAAATCCTCCAACACATACCCAAACCCTTCCTTACACTTGCCAACCACGATTATCCCCGTCTCATCACTATTCATGTTCGCAGTCACCGCAGGATCAAGTGCAACAACAATCCTTTTCAAGTTCGGAGCCTCATCAACCCTCGCCTTCCCTAGTATCGCTCTGTTCCACAACATCCCCTCCGCATCATCCAACCAAGTCCCCATGAACAAGTGGTCATACCTAGCCCTATTCTCTCGCTTAGTCTTTTCAGCTGCCTGCACAAACGACTCACTCAGATTAATCTTATTATCCAAATATGTCGTATGAATATAGGTCGTATCCTTTCTCTTGTTCTTTACAAAGTCCTGATAAATCCAATGACTCTTGTACGATGGGTTCATCACCAAGATAACCCTGTTGTAAACATCCTTAGCCCTGATACTCAAGTCAACCTTATCAAATATCTCAGGGTCTGTCAATTCCTCAGCCTCATCCACTACCCATGTCGATAACCCAGCAATCGACTTTAAGTTCGCAGTATTCACCCCACTACTAGTCTTAATCCCCCTGAACAATATCTTCGAACCCGTCAACTTATTGATAATCTCACTCTGAGTCACATCAAAGTCATTCATCTTACCCATTATCTCAATCTTATCCAAGAACTCTGGAATAATCGAAATAAACGCAGATACCAAGGTGTATCTAGTGAAAAGAATCACATGACCCTTCTCATAGGTTAGATTTAGTAAGAATAGTGCTAGAGTCCATGATTTACCACTTCCTCTACCACCCGTAACTAAATAGTACCTCGTGTCAGGATGCTCGTAGAATAATGGCTTGTAATCGTCTAAAAGTTGAATCATAGCTAAATTAATTAATTCGGGATTTTCATTTTACGTTTGATTCCTGTACACTCAGAAACATACCCCCCCTAGGGTAAATTATTTAATTGGGGAATTCCAATTTCCAACCCGTTCCCGTACACTCAGCACAACACCCTACCCCTATATACTTGATTATCAAGTAGTTATATCTCATCCTCATCTACTATCTTAGCGTTCTCAATTGCAACTTGTTTTCCTATCCATTGGATCGGAGGAGCGATTTTTTCCCCGTTGCTAGTTATATCCAATTGCTGTTTGGGTAGTCCGAATCGATAGGATAACCAAAGTTTTATAGCGTTCGTGTCACCTTGTTCACATTTGTACAAAAGGGCCTTCCATATTTGATCGGGGACACAAAGTGAATCCATTTGCTCAATCAACTTAATTTCTTGAATCTTTGGTGGCCTTCCGCTGTTTGGCCTTGGCCCGCCTCTGTTTTCTTTTTTAGTTGTCATGCTAACTAATTTTGGTTTTTTTCGGTTAACCAAACCAAAGGTAGTTTAAAAAAA